CCCTTGCACGCGTTTCTCTATGGAGACGTGTTGCGGGATAAGCCAGAGCTGACGTCCTATGTCAAGCAAGATTACATCAAACTTGACAAGGTTGTGAAGACGAGAGGTGTTAGAGTTTTACTCGAAGATCTCCCTTCCATTGGTAAGGCCTTTGACAAGGGCTTATCATCTGGTCTATTTCTTATAGATCAGAAGTATGGATCACTTAGGAAATCGACGATTCTTCTGTCGTCACTTCTTAGGTGTGTTTTCACACCCGACGGGATTCTCTATGAAGACCCTGACCCAAACCTTATTCTGTACATACGGCAAGTGTGCTATATGTACAAGAAGGTCAAAGTCAAGTGTCCTAAGGAGAATGTCAAACAGACTGTCAAAGAGTTTGTTCGTATCGAACAATCTCTGAGACCTCCAAGCGTAAGATGGGATGTCCCATCCATGTTCTTGGAGAGCAATAACTGCAGTCTGGATGACGGAGCGATGCCTTTGTTTTCTCATCAAGAGAAGATTTCGGCAAAGCTCCTTCAAGTTATGCAAATGGTCGCGGACATCATCATCTCGAAGATGCCAGAACCAAATGTCTATGACTTGAAGCCCCGTCATGGACCCGGAGCAGTTTCAGATCTAGACAAAACTCAAACTTGGAAGTATGAGTTTCCCTTCTGGCCAACTCGGCTAGATGAGGCGTTCCCTTTTGCCTATTTTACTAGGTTTAGGGGAGATCTGTTGTCTCCGCACGATGAACCCGAAAGCTCGGAAGAAGTCCCAGGACGTCTCTTAAGCGTCCCTAAAACTTTTTCTAAGCCTAGGTTGATTACGGCGGAACCAACTGCAAACCAGTACTGTCAACAAGCAGTGCTGAAGTACCTTCGTGCAGAAATGCCCAGGGTGCTTCGCAGATGCGTCAACTTCAAGGACCAAGAGCCATCTAGGCTTGAGGCACTTGAAGCTAGCAAGGGAAACGGAATGTGCACGGTTGACTTGTCTTCCGCGTCAGATCGTTTAACTTGCTGGACGGTTGAAAGAGTGTTTCGGAGGAATCCGACTCTACTCTTTCTCCTTGCCTCTTCAAGAACTCGTTACATCACCGATGGAACGGATTCAGAGGAATTCCAGCTGCTTTCGCTTAGAAAGTTCGCTGGTCAAGGATCTGCGGTTACCTTTCCAATCCAAACCATGGTTTACGCTATTATGGCCATTACAGCCGTACTAGTTTCTACCTATGGGTTTCGGATCGAAGCCTACCAGTCTCGGCTCTATGCCAAGATTAGGAAAGCTTCACGGAAAGTCCGGATATTCGGG